TCATCTAGAACTAGAACAACAAGAAGACAACAAGAAGAAAAAAAAGAGGAAACTTGGCAAGAAAAAAAAGCAAGAGGTAAAGAAATAGAAAAGGAAGCTGACAAAATAATACAACAACTTACTAATAAAGCACAATCAATGAATAAAGATTTATCATCAACAAAAGAATGGAAGAATGCTATAAAATTAGGAGACAAAGGATTTAATCTTATTATGGAAGCAGACAAATTGCGAAGACAAAAATTAGGACTACCTACAAGACAACAAGAAAGAGAACAGAAGAGAAAAGAAATTGAAAAAAAGAAAAAGGCAAGATTGGAAAAAGAAGCAAAAGAGAAAGAAGAAAGAAAAAGAAAAAAATAATAACTTAGTATATTATATATAATGAAGTATAAAACTATTGAAAAGATTATCTGTTCTTTACCTATTACACAAGTATTTATACATCCATATATTACAAGAAAATTTCATAAAAAGAAGAAGTAAATTTAAATATTAACAAACTCTTGATGTTTTTTGGTTTTGAAATGTTTTTTCTTATATCCTTCTGTATATTTACCACCACATCCACATATATGTTTTTCACTTAATCTTTCTTTATTTCTATCATACCATTCACTTTTATATTGTTTCATCTTTTCTGGATTTTCTTTAGCATATTTTTTATTTTTTTCATATATATGTTGCCTCACATCTGGTCTGTTCATATATTCTTTTTTCTTTTGTTTTAAGATATCTCCTAATCTTTCTCTGTATTTAATACCTTGTAATCTTTTTGATAATTTTAAAATTAAAAATGTATTTCGTTCATTAACACATTTAGATTTAGAAATCCATAATTGTTCATAAACTCGTAAATGTCTTGTATCTTTTAGATGTTCTCTATATACAATATATTTTTTAATTGGTAATATAGAAAAATTACCAATTCCGTATTGTTTAAAATATGGATATATAGAACATTTATTTGTTTTTTTTTCTAACCAATTTTTATAATAACCTTTATGAGATTTCCATCTATATCTTAACTCGTTAAAAGTTGAACCAATATATTGAATATCAGTATTCAAATTACACACAATACGATAAATTAAACCTTCACAATACATAATGACCACAATTGTTATATATAGTATATGTAATATTCTTTATACCACAATTGTTATACAAGATATGCACCTTTTTCATGTATCACATAATGTGGATATATTGGATTCTTTACTAAAAAGAACCATCTACTATTAAGGTGCAAACATCTAAGTATATCGCACTCATTCCATTGTTCATAATTTTTCAAATATGCCTTGATGTGTTTAGCATTCGATTTAGGAAATAAACAGATCCCCAATGATTCATTAATAACTCTTCTACTCTCCCATCCATTAGTGATTAAATGACTGGTACATACAACTGATGCAGAATAGTGTCGACCACATTCCAAGAGGTCATTTCGTAAAGCTTCAATACCTTTTCGTGTCCCTCTATCAGATATTGTTGCGATATCGTCAAATAAAAATATTGAATTTTCCACATCTTCAAGATCCATTCCATCACATGCAACATCGTATGCGTCTGGTCTTTCTGCTCCTAATTTATCAAGAGGTTCATCTTCATCTACACTTGAAAATATGTAGAAATTATTTTTTCTATGTTTCTTCAAATAATTATAAATCCATCTACTACAAAATACAGATTTACCTGATCCACTAATACCTGATACTAATATTTTTTCTACAAGTTTAGGGTGCGGTAATGGTTCTAATTTACCACCACTTCGTAATGTGTACTTACTTGTCTTATTCTTCAAATAATCTTTACATTTGTAAAATACATCTGTAAGTTTTTCTTCATCTGGTTCAAGATTCTGGTGTATAGCATCTTCTAATATTTTATATTCTTCTCCATTTACTTCTTCCAAAACTTCTTTTGAAACATCAGATATTTTATAAGGAGGGGTCTCAAGATACAAATACATTTTATCTTCTTTACCACCACGTACACGAGCTATTGGGGACATGCCCTTGAATTTTTTATTTTTTGATAATTTAAATGACATTGTAGATTAATTATCTTACTATATAGTATATAAACAATAAATAATGTCTGGAAATATTACGGAATTAATGAGATGGTCGCAGATACCCGTCCAAGTTTCAAATATGAGATTGAATGAAAATAAATTATATGGAAACCCTAATAGAACAACCACACGAGAAGCTATATGGCAAGCCGACCAATCACAAGCACATCGTATGTATACACGAATGAGTGGCTTTCACGGTTCTCGTATCCCTATGGGAACTCTTGAAGGAAATGGTGGTAATAGTATGGATCCTGTTCCGTATTGGGGTTTGCGTACACAACCTGTAACAGCTACACGACCAGCTCTAGCTTCTATGTCTGTAGAGGAAGTTCCTCAGCTTAACCAGATAAACGGTAGAGTTATGGAGAAAGAACGAATGGCATTTAATACGCAACGGTTTGCTATGACGAAGAATAATCCTTATCTTCCTCAACAATTTCCATATTGAAATCATATAAACAAAAGAACCGATAATATATAAAACATTATGGGTAAAAGAAAATACACAATTGAATTATGCCAACAAATAGCAAAAGAAAGAGATGGGTTATGTTTATCTGAAGTATATGTAAATAGTAAAACTAATTTAAAATGGAAATGTTCTAAAGGTCATGAATGGAACGCAACTATGGATAATATTAGAAAAGGTAAATGGTGTGCGTCTTGTAAAGGTGTAAAAAAACATACAATTGAACTATGTCATAAAATAGCAGAAGAAAGAAAAGGTAAATGTTTATCTGAAGAATATAAAGGTGTTTTTGAAAAAATGAAATGGCAATGTTCAAAAGGTCATGAATGGGATACATGTTTTCATTATATTAAAAATGGTAATACATGGTGTCCTTATTGTGCTGGTAAATATAATAATATAGAACTATGTCAAAAAGTAGCAGAAAAAAAAGGTGGTAAATGTTTATCTAAAGTTTATAAAACTGCATCAGCACAAATGAAATGGCAATGTTCTAAAGGTCATGTATGGAATGCTAAATATAATAATATTAAAACTGGTTATTGGTGTCCTTATTGTGCTGGTACCATTAAATTAACAATTGAAGATTGTCGTAAAGTAGCAGAAGAAAGAAATGGTAAATGTTTATCTGAAGAATATGTAAATATAGGATCACATTTAATTTGGAAATGTTCAGAAGGTCATATATGGAATGCAACACTTGGTCATGTTAAACATAGTAAAACTTGGTGTGGTAATTGTTCTAAAGGAAAATCTGAAAAACTATGTAGAAAAATACTAGAAGAACTAACACAAGAAAAGTTTCCATCTGTTAGACCAGATTTTTTGAAACATTATAAGACTGGTTGGAATTTAGAACTTGATGGATATTGTGAGAAATTACAAATAGCATTTGAATATCATGGTGTACAACATTATAAATATTTTCCTAATTTTTTTCATAAAAAAGGCAAATACCAATTTGAAGAACAAAAAGAACGAGATAAACTTAAAATTGAATTATGTGACAAGAATAATATAAAACTTATTATTATTCCATATTGTTATGATTATACAGATGAACAAAAACTAAGAGAATTTATTACAAACTCTTTGTAGACATTTTATTATATACATATACTATATACTAAAATGGATAAACTGATATTAGACGGAGAAAGCTATTCTTTTTCTGGAGAAGATATGAAAGAACTTACAGAAAACAAATACAATATATACCGATATCATGAATTAGAGAAATTTGATAATATCGATCAGGTATTAGGAGATAATCTAGGAGCTATTATTCTTTACCAATCTACAATGAATTCTGGACATTGGGTTTCGTTATGGAGAAATGGTGATACAATTTACTTTTTTGATTCGTATGGATTTTATGTAGATCAAGAACTAAAATATTCTGATTTCCATATGAGAAGACACAAAGGTGTAAAAGTTCCCCATCTTTCCCATCTTATAGATGTAAGTGGATACAAAGTTATTTCAAGTCCTTATAAACTACAGAAAATGAGGGATAAAACAAATAC